CTTGGACATTAAATCGGCCTCCATCACGGACCGTGACAGTTGGAGTTGGGTGATTATGTACTCAAGACTGCTATTCATGAACAGGTTCCGTTCCTCGTCGCCCAGAAACACGTACTCTGTGGGCATGCTGGCCCGGATCACGTTACCGACGGTGGGTCCCCCCGTGACCGAAGCATCTGGCGTTACGATAACCTGGTCGAGTGGCCGGAATTTGATCTCCACTTCAACTTCCTGTCTAGTAAGGGCACACAACGGAATGCTCAGACTGTCACTCCGATTGAAATAAAACGGTAAATTGACGATGAATGTACGTGGGTACGTCCCGAAGAAGTTATTAGTTACTGTCGGGTCCACGCTTGCCGGTCCTAGACCTGTCCTCTTGTACGTCTTGCCTACCACATCCCGAACTGCGAACTGCTGGGAGTCCACAACAAATAGTTCAGTGAATATCTCCATGTACTCTCCCGTGATTCTCTCGATTGTCTGACCTCCAATGATAAGATCGGCATACTCGATGATACTGTGACCAATTGAATCAGAGTACCCAACATTACTGGTCGCCGCTGTATTCAGCGGGGGTAGTTCTATACGCAGATAAATGTTCCTGATCAAATCCCCTCGACGCTGGATAATACATCGGGAAGTCGTTCCGAAGTCGACTTCTCCTTCGAACGGGTTGTCCATTAACTCCAGCGCAAACTTCGTATGCTTATTGAACCTCTTCTGAAAGTATGTTATATCAGGACTACCAGTGATTAATTCATCCTGAAGTCCCGTAACCGCAAGTTGTACATGACCACTGCTTGCCATTACTACTATATACAAAGCGTAAAATTTTTAAAAAGAAAAACACACATATACTAGAATGAATATTCCATTGCGAAAATTCAAACCTGAGAACATGGGGGACGATAAGGTCTGTGTGTTCATTGGAAAGCGTGGTACAGGAAAGTCCACGCTCGTCACGGATATTTTATACCAGAAAAAACATCTTCCTGCTGGGATAGTCATGTCGGCGACAGAAGATGGAAATCATCATTATAAACAGCATGTTCCAGACCTGTTTATCTATGGAGATTATGACAGAGAGGCTATAGAGAGGGTTCTTGCGAGACAAAAGGTTCTCGTAGGCGCCGGGAAGTCTAACGTAGGCGCTTTCATGTTACTCGATGATTGTATGTATGATAAGAAGTTCATGAAAGATATTTGTATACGACAATGTTTCATGAATGGTCGGCACTGGAAGATATTTTTCATGCTCACTATGCAGTACTGTATGGACCTTACCCCCGCCCTGAGAGCGAATGTAGACTACGTATTTATTCTTCGAGAGAACGTATTACAGAATCGAGAGAAACTGTATAAATCATTCTTTGGTGTCTTTCCTACCTTTGACATGTTCAATCAAGTAATGGACGCATGTACAGAGAACTATGAATGTCTTGTCCTTGATAACACTTCGAAAAGTAATAAGATTGAAGATTGTGTATTCTGGTACAAGGGAAAGATCAGGAAGAACTTTCGAATAGGATCTCCCGCTCTTTGGAACTTTCACAAGAAACATTACAATTCCGGGCACGACAAGGGTGGTGGCAAGCCCGGGGATCTTCGACAGGCTACGAGAAAACAGGCCGTTAAGGTTATCAAGAGAAAGTAAATACACGCTTTACCTGTTCTTAGGCTGCGTGGAGGTTCAATTAATAAAAAGTTGTAAATTCGTATAATGGATAATCTCCAGACAATGAGCCTGGGCGATAAGGATAGTGGTATGACCCCGATTAATATGGAAACAAAAAATAATGATCCTATAGTACAACAGACCGAGATGGATTCCACTCCCCTGAATGAAGTTATGGGCGACAACGAGATAATGGGGGCCTCTGATCCTCGTGCCATGCAGCAGATGCCGGCTCAGATGTACGCCGCGCAGCAGCAGCAGCAGCAGCAGGTAGGCCCGGCGCAGCAGCAGGTATCGGTCTCGTCCTACCCGATGAACCTCACCGACGAGCAGGTGGTTGCCATTCTGGCTGGCATCGTGGCGATAGGTTCGTTCTCGCGACCCGTCCAGGAAAAACTGAGCAGCGTGGTTCCTCAGTTTTTGGCGGATAATGGTACGCGTAGTACGATCGGTCTCGTATCGACCGGCGCTCTTGCTGCGGTTGCCTTTTATTTTGGTAAGCGTATGCTCAAATGAAATTAGAACTTTTATATAACGGCTCGAACGTCCTAGCCGCAAATATGGATCCACCAAATGCGAACAATAATAAACTAAAAAATATGATTGCGACCCATACATTACTGTCGGGATCTTCAACGGCGTCTTTCATTGGTTTCCACATTTTCAGTAACTGCGCCACTAAAAACGTAATCACCGACGCAACTGCTATTATACCACTATCTACCCAGAAATTACCATTCCTGGATAATTTAGACATAACGATCGGGTACACAAGCGTCAGTAGAACCAGCCTGGTGTTTGCGTTTGGTATCAACCATACCAGAAGAGGGAGCGCCATCGCCCCAGTCCATAGCCCCGCACCCTTCAAAGAATCATTTATACTTGTAGTGTTTGACATTGTATTACTACTACTAGTCACGAATATATTTCCCACAAAAGTTAGAATCCGAATTGATCTCCTGATATATACCCCACTGTACACACAACCGTTTCAGGTCATTGAAATTAGTCCAGAATTGGTTACTGTGATCATATTCACGCACGGTTGAATGGGCCAGTTCGTGTATGAGAACGTGAAACATCTGGTTGGTGGTACCGTTCACGCATATGCCTATCTCGTCTCCTTTATTTACATTGTACCCCACCTCGGCATTCCCGCCCCTGAAACCTGAGACGAGAATTCGTTTGCTAAGAACATCGAACCTAGGATCAGTGTTTTCCTCTCGAATCTTTGTAAGAAATTCTGTATATTTTACTTTTAATTCCTGTAAGTTGGTTGGTTCCTTACATGTGTACATCGCAATAAGTGATAAGAGTATGAGTAGAACCCATTTCATTCTTACCGTATACGAACAAATTTAAACGTGCTGTAGAACTGGGACAACTCAAAAGGTGAATCGAGTGGTTCCCATTCCCGCAATTCCAGACCCATCTCGTCCAATTGGGTGACGAGCAGGTCCTTGTACGCGAGAGGTTCGGGTCGGGCGCCTGTACGGTAGAATGGAGTGTTCACGAGTTTGACCCATATCCGCTCCCCGAAATCTCCCCACCCTGTTCGTTTGTCCGCATTGAACGTATTTCCCATTTGGTCGACGAATGGGATGCGGAGCAGAATCTTTTCTGAATCTGGGATACACCCGAATAATGTCCCGCCGATTGCGAGTCGGTTTTTGATCTCCAATAGACTTTTATTGAATACCCCCTTTGTTTCAAAAATGTAATGTAATGAGAAATTATAACATATCGCGTCGTACGTTTCGGCAGGGCATTGGGTTATATCACCGTGTAGGATACGGGTGCTCATTCCCATGCTGCGTGCCCTCTGTCTGGCTTCGTCGACGGATTCGCGGATTGGATCACACATGGTGACGGTAACCTTGGCGGCTCGCCATTTATGTAAGTCCCCTCCAAACCCACACCCTACGTCGAGAACTCTCATACCAGGTGACACGGTACGTTGTATGAGAGCCCTTTTGACATTGTTGTGGGTCTTACGAAGGTTCTCCATTTGTAACACAAGCACTGTCTCTTTTAAGTCGGGTTAAAGATTACGGACAATGTACATGTATAATGGGTTCCCTCGAGCAGGATTATACCGTTGTTCCGGGTCAGTTGTTCGCATGCATGTCCCTCGTAGGCCCCGACCTTCCCCAGAAGAACGACAAGTTCGGTATGAAGATCCGTGGCGCGTTTGCGACGCGTGACGAGGCGGCCAGTCACGCTAAGCGGCTTCAGAAGGAGGACGCGACGTTCGATATCTACGTCGTTGACATGTATAAGTGGCTACTGATCCCACCCGATCCGTCTCATATTGAGGATACGCACTACAATGATGAGAAGTTGGAGGAGATCATGGTAAAGTACAAGGAGAACCAGGCTCAGGCGGCGAGTATGTTTCAGGACCGCAAGCGTGGTCTCGCCCAGAAGCCCCTTGATAGCGTGGAGGAGGGTAAGTTCATCACACCGGGTGACAGTAACTCGAAGTACTACTCGAAGAATGACGAGGCTCCTATCAGTCACCCAGCCGATATCGTCGAGCGTCTCAAGACGGAGAGACCCGATGCGAATATTGAAGACCTGATCAAGGAGGCCGATGAGATCGTTCAGAAGGAGATTGAGGAGCGGCAGGCCACTCGCGGGCCAGACGTAGTGCTGGCTGATATGCCAGATCCCGAACCCGAACCCGAGGCAGACTCGCAATCCGAGGCATAAAAAAATATTTAACTACTATAAATGTTCTCACTTTTTAAGAACGTTCAATCGAAGAGTGATACTGTTAAAGACAGTCAAATTCGTTCTTTAAAGGCACTTAAAGTACTGAATAAAGATGGCACAATGAATCAGCAGGGATCTGATCGCAAAATTACAGACCGTATTTCTTTATTAAAGAGAATAGGATTATACGAGCCGGAGCCGGAGCCAGAGCCGGAACCAGAGCCGGAACCCGAGCCGGAACCCGAGCCGGAGCCGGAGCCGGAGCCGGAGCCGGAGCCAGAGCCGGAGCCAGAGCCGGAACCCGAGCCGGAGCCCGAGCCGGAGCCGGAGCCGGAGCCGGAGCCGGAGCCCGAGCCGGAGCCAGAGCCAGAGCCCGAGCCCGAACCCGAGCCGGAACCCGAACCG